GACTTAGTCTTATTTTATTGGAATTTGTGCTACGAGAACCGGGCGCAACTACTGTTGATGGTTTTGCTTTAGGTTCCCCAAAATACTCACTAAATCTTTTGCGCATTGTTTTGTCCAATGTGCTGTAATATTCATCTGATCCAGCAATCATGCCGTTATTAACGAGCTTATTATGTAGGCCCAACGCAGCGGATGTCATCTCCTCATCTTCTCCAAACCACTTATTGCGTTCTTGCCACGCCGCATCTTTAGGGTTCACTTGAGGAGCGGGTTGCTGGTACTCTTCTCGACTTATTTGTACAGGAAACTGAGTCTCTTGTAAAGGTGTTTCTTTTAAATTATTAGCGCGAATCAATTTTAAGTTAGCAAACTGCAATTGTTCTTGTGCATTTATGACCCCTTCAGTATCTCCTGATTCATATGCCTCACGGTACATTCTTTTTGCAGCGGCTACTTCCATTTGAGCAGCTTGCTGTGATGTGTTTATATATTCTTTCTCACCTGTACTATATGCAGATCGTAACTTTTGATTTTCTTCATATAATCTTTTTGACAAAGCAATAGACTCTTGCTGTTCACGTAAAGCTTGTTCTTTTTCTCTGCGCTCATCATGCCAAACTTTTTTAAGTTGTTTAAGCTTTTGCTTAACACTTTCATCATATTCTTCCAACTCATCATTATCTAAGTCTTCTACAATATGTTTAGGCATAGGTTGACGACCACGATCTTCTTCTGGTGTGTCATCTTCTATTTCAATTTCTATACCGTACGATTCGTTTTCTACTTCGTCTGGAAATTTATATTCATCATTAAATTGTGCTGACATGGACTGTTCCTTATTTACGTTTAATGCCACGAGGGTCTAAAACAACTGCTTCTGGAGTATCATCATTAATAAGACGAAACTCTTTACCATGTATATCTATTCGAGAGCCCGCATTAGGTCTAACAAGAATAAAGTCTCCTACTTTGCACCAAGGCCCACTTGGAAATCTTGAGTTATCTTTATAAGCATCAGGGCCTACCGCAACTACAAAAAGAACTGTTGCTAAGACTTCGTCATGCCTAACAGTCATATCAGCTTTAATAATGCCACTGTCATACTCTTTTTCGACATCTGGAACGGCACATAATATGTGGTATCCTGACGGTGTGGGTAATTGTGTTGCTTTCTCTTCAGCACTAGTTTCTAAATCAATCGCGCCAACTACCTGCGGATTGGAAGGGTTTGTGCCTACCAATATTTTTTGTACCGTTTTAGTCATCTGAGTTTTCCATTTTATTTTTAAGGTCTTTTACTATATCTCTAGCAAAGAGTAGACCTCGAACCTCTCCGCAGAGTCTTTTATACTCATCAAAGGTGCCTGGGCGACCCGATGTAATCGCCTCGTTTACATTTTGTATTTGCTCGTTTATTTGAAAAGTAATTACCTCAAACGCATCCATTATTCACCTTCTATTGGTTTATTTTGTTGACCACGATCTAGGGCATTTTGCATACCTTCATGAGCAAGACGAGTATCATGTTGGCGTTTTTGCTCAGTCAATTGAGCGGCTGTTTTCAAAGTGTTAACTTTTGTATCAATAGTAGCTCTTTTGTTTTCAGCCGTAAGTTTTGCAGCTTCTGTCAGCGCCTGTACTTTTATTTTGCTGGCATCATTTGTTTTAGTTGCTTCAAGTTTAGCCGCATTAGTTAAAGCCGTTACTCTAGTTTGTTCCGCAGCAGTTTGTTGGTGAGCTTGAATCCTTTCTCTTTCGACTTGAAGTTGCTGCATTTTTATTTGTGCATCAAGCTGGTCTTTTTGAGTTTTTCGTTGTTGTTCTTGCTGTTTTAGTTGCAACTCTTGTTGTTGCATTTGAACAAGCGGGTCTTGCGCTTGTTGCTTAGCTTGCTGTTGCGCAGCTTCTCCTTGGTTTTGTTGGAGCAATTGTTGGGCCGCTTGAGCTAATAACGGAGCTAATCTAGCTTCAACTTCGGGATTCATGTGTTGTTCTTCACCACTTTCATCTTTTTGCGGGGGTAATGAGAATCCTAATTGCTGTTCTATCTGTACTCTGTATTCAAATCCCAAATGTTCAGCAATATGCGCTAACATTCCAGCCATCATTTGGGACGCTGCAGGGTTATTTTGTAGTAATTGTTGTATTTTAGGGTCTTGCATAGCCGCCATGTGTACAGCAATATGTGATTTATGGTCTTGAGTAGCAAATGCTTTTACAGGTTTACCCATTAAAACGGCTTGATTTTCTGTAACAGGATCAGTTGGTTTTTGATCTTCTTCTAAAGGCACTAACTTATGCGCCTCTTTTACCCCTAAAACATCTAACATCTGTCTATGAAGTAATGGCATGTTATATATTTGTGGAGCTGTCTGTGCTAATTGGAGTACCGCTTGGTACTGTACAATTTTTTGCGCCATTGTAGAGGCATTAGGGTCAGATACGGGGATAACTTCAACCATATCATAGTCTGATCGCTTGGCTTTTCTATTACCTACATTGGGTTCATACTCGTAATCTTCAGGAGCATAGGCCGCAATAATACCCTTTAACAGCCCCAACTCTTGCTTAAATGCAAAATGTACCCTAGCCATGATAGCTGACATGGCTTTAGTATTTCTTTCAAGAATTGCAAGTGTAGTTCCTACAGGAGCTTGCCCTGACATATCGGATATTTGTAAGTCCGCCGCATTAGCAAACCGTCTACCCTCATCAATAATTTGACCTAACAAAGTCATTAATGTTTGGCTTGGTTCTTTATAGGGTAAGGGCACAAAATTATCCCTCATTGTGCCTGATGGAACATCTACATCTCGCCACTCACCGGGAGCGATTGGTGTATCATCGCCTTTTACTCTCATCCCTCTGGTTTTAAACCCCCCCGGTAAATTAGAGAGCGTGCCCGCGTCAACAAGTTGTCTAATGAGAGATGTGCCAGACTTAGCGAAAGCACCGACAAGATGGATAAGCCCAAAACAGTAAAACCCAAAACCAGGAACATAGCCATAATGCACAAAATGCTGCCGTTTTTTATATAACTTATCATCTTGCTCCCAATTTCGTCTAATAGAAAGAATGGTGCTTGTTCCTTTTTCAATGGTAACAACATAGGGTAGGGCAATTCCTGTAAATTCACCGTCTTCTTCATGTTCAAATCCTGGCAGGTCTAAGTCAACGTGCATTTCTAAAATTTTATACCTAGTATCTGATGTAGCGCTAAAGCCCATTTTTTCAGCTATTTTCTTTTCTACATCGTCTAATGAGTTACTAGGCTCCCCTAAATCAACATCGCTATAAAACCCCGCTACCTGCAACCTACGTAACTCATTTTCTGTTTTACGCATCACATGTGTTACGCGTTCTGCTTGTTCTAAATTCATCGCCCCATAAGGCACGACTAAGTCCTCCGCTGGAACAAATACAGATACTTGTCTATCAAGCTGAGAATCAAAGTACACCTTTTTAAAGGCATTACCCGCCATACCCAAGCCCCAAAGCATACGTTCATGCTCGGGTCTAAACTCGTCCATTACATCAGTTAACTGATAGTTCATGTCTTCTTGAACACGAGTGGCAGAGTCTTTTTTAGCTTGCGTTTCTTTGCCTATGATTTGTGTGCGTACTGGCCCTGCTGCTGGGAAAGAGGACATCATTGTTTCAGCTTGAAACTTAACAATTGCTTCAGATAAAAGTGGGTGATATACCCCACATGCGCCTTCCCAAGGTTCTGACCTTTCTTCAATCTTCATACCTAACAGCTCTATGCCGTCAGTATATGTCGTTATCCAATCTTTTCTTGAGGCTATATCGTCATCAAAATCAGCAAGCAGTTCTCCTGCCAGCATTTGAAGTTCCGAATCACTTAAGTATTCAGCTAAATTATCGCTAAAGCTATCGTCTTCACGATCAGGCATTAGATCAATCTCGATTCCACCAATGGTCATGGCCACATCATCTGGATTCTCAATCTCAATTTCAAGATCGGGTGCTTCATTTGCTAAGCTAGCTATGCCTTGTGGTGCAGGGTTCATACTTTTATCTATCATTTATGCGTCCTATTAAACTTTATAGTAAGTTCCAGTTAATAATTGCTCAGCTACTCGCTCTGCGCGTTCAGGTGTTTGTTTCGCCCACGAACTATCTAAGGCGTGTGCTTTTGCAGCTACCCAATCAGATCTTTCCAGCGCATTAAGCATTAGTTTAAATTTCATAACCCCATTAATACCTAATTGAAAACACATATTAATAACAGCATCTCTCCTAGCAGGGTCTAATTTAGTATTGGCTAACCAAACAAAATTAAGTTGTGTAATTGTATCGTTAAGGTCACGATCAAAAATAAGATCACATATCTGATCGCTAATTATATCTGGGATGCGTTGACCATTAAACGCAGGTTTGACGTCAAGGTTATGACCAATACCAATCGTTTTGTGGCCTGCTGTACAAGTATAGGCTTTTAATCGCCTACCTTCTTCAAACTCTAATTGTTGTTTCAGATTCATTTGCAATTAAATACTTGTCTAGTCGGAGTAGAGTTCTCAGGAGTGCAATATAGTTCCTTACCTTTTGTGGTGTTCTCTATCTTATCTTTAGCATGGCTTTCAGCGATAGTCTGATACTGCATGTTAATCGTAGAATCAAGACCCCCTTGAGCTAATGCACAAATATGATCGACAATATAACCCTTACGTCCATAAGGATACCCTTGTTGTATATCGAATTGGTGTTTAACGGCAGGGCTTCTACATGTAGATGCTTTTGCTTCTGCACCAACAAGTAAGCCTATAGCGCCGACAATCAGACACATCAGCATGGCTTTAACTAAATTATAAGGCTCTAGGCTCATACTAATTCTGGTCTGTTTGATGCGTTAAGTTCATTAGTAACTACGTTACCAACCTGTTGAGCAACTTGTCCTAACACTGGGTTTTGTGTATACGTATAGGCTACGCCTAGCTCAATTAATAGGTTTAGTATATTTTTAGCAATGGGTTCTATTAAGTCATCAAAAATAATATCAAGATCGGCCAATACTTTAGCTCGTTTATCTTTGCCAGTAGTGCTTGGCATTGCTGCATTAGTTCGTTCAATTTCACTAACAATTCTTGCAAATACATTCCCATGACCTATTAAGTCTACAAAAGTTGATATTGCTGCTGCTTCTATTTGACTACCGACTGACATATCACTACCTCTTTGCAATTGATTTTAAACATAATCCCAGTAGGATTAACTATAGTTTGTTCTGTTACACCATTATCGTATATAGGAAATACCGATGGGCTGCAAGTAAAATTTGTACAGGAAGTCATTAATACTCCACACATCCCCACCAATAGTTTTATATAACACTTCATGCCTTAGTAGTAGCTAGCCTTTCTTCTATATGACCAAAGGTCGTCATCCATATCTTTATCTTTAGCAGAACTAATAAGCCCCCCAGAACGAAACCTAGATAATGCTAAACTGACAGCGTCAACAAAATCATCGTTACGACCAGAAGGAAATGACGCTACCTCATTAATAACCTCGTCCGCCCAACGTGTAGCAGGAGCCCATACTTTACCTGAGGCAAATATATCCGATATAGCGTTAAGCCTAGAAATTTTATCCTGTCCACGAGAGGGAGTAAACTCCTGCGCGGGTATGCCCATGCGTCTAAGCTCATATATAAGGGGCGCTCCAGATGCTTTTTTCTCTATTATTATCCCATCAGGCTGCCATTCTTCATACATCTCTAACGTTTTAATTTTTAAATCAGGAAACTCAAGCCTATCCCGCCATGCCTCCAATAAAATTAAGTTAGGTTGATCTCCATCTTCTGGGTTACTCCAAACCCCAAAGATAACAATGGCACTATAGTCAGCACTTGTCTTCTTTTCGAACGCTGTGTCCATAGACATAAGCACATAATCACAGGGTGGAGGGTCTTTTTTAGGCCATTTTTGCCACCACTCACGTTTAATAATCGCTGTGACTTCCGATGTGGGTTGTTGTTGATACTGAGCTTGCCATTTACCTACTGGAATTTCAGCTTTGACAGCTTCTAGCTCTTCTATGCTCCAAAATTCAGGCCATAGCGGTCTACCACTTGGCATTATTGCAGGAAACTCCACCACTTCCCATTGATCCCCACCATTTTTAGCAGAGTGATCTAATATTTGCCCCGTTAAATCCGCGAGACTCCATCGAGTCATAACGATAATTATAGCCCCCCCAGGTTGTAACCGCTGCCTTGGCCCTGACGAATACCAACTAAACACTTTATCGTAAATTTCAGGGTTATACTGCGCTATAACGGCATCGTTTTCAGAATGAGGGTCATCAATAATAAGCAAATCAGCTCCTCGCCCCGTTACAGTACCCCCAACACCAGCAGCAAAATAATCCCCTTGGTGGTTAGTATTCCATCGTCCTGCCGCTTTAGAATCTGTGCGAAGTTTAACATCTGGAAAAATGCGTCTGTACTCATCAGAGTCTACTAAGTTACGCACCTTACGACCAAAGCCTTCAGCTAACTCTCCTGTATTACTTATCTGCATAACTTTTTTCTTAGGAAACTGCCCTAAAAACCACGCTGGAAGTAGGTAAGAAGCGAATTCAGATTTAGTGTTGTGCGTAGTTAGATACCCCTTGCCCGCTAGAAACAGCCCATCTTCTCTACAAACTTTAATACACTGTACATCGCCTACGGTGTTTAGCTTTTCAACCTGTATATAGCGCCCAAAAGCTGGGGGTGTTTTTAATGTACGCGCTTCTTTTCTGGGTAAATTAGCAATATCAGAAGCATAAAAAGATAGGCGGTGGGTCAACCCATAACTTTTATTATATATTTTGGCCTCTGTGGTCTGTAGGCTATTTTTAATCCCCAAGCTACATAGTAACTCTCGTACTTGAGTTATAAATGCTAAACTTTTTTGCGAGAAAAAACATTGCCCTTTTTTAGATACACTCCCATAGGAGTCCATCAACCCTTTTAACAAGTCTCTACGCTGCACAGGGTTTGCAGATAAATAGTCTGCTGGAATATGTTTGTTATTTAATACCCCTAAGTCCCTAAGCTTTGTTTTTAACCCTAGGGTACCAAATAAATATTTTGTTTTTTGATCTGTGGTTTTATAACCCCTGCGATCAAACTCTGCACGAATGTAAACGGCATCTTTATCATGGCTTGTTATGTGCCCTTGTGCCGAAGCACCATCTCCTAACCAAACGCCCAACACATAGGGGTCTATAGGCAGGTCTTTCGTACTATGTGCTGCAATAGGCATTGTAGGAAGCATAGGTAGCCGCACCTTTGCCGTTAATTTTCCAGGTAGTATATGCGTTCCTCCCCCTCTACTCGCCTTTACTCTTACCCCTTGTTGGCGCAACCACAGTTGTTCGGTCGTGTAGTCTCTAAATACATTGGCGCCTCGCTTCATACGCACAGTCCATAAATGCTCCCCATCAACATCTAAACTATGTCCATCATCAGTAGTCACGCGATAAAGCTCTCTATTATGAAATACTTCAGATTTTCCTATAACCCGTGTGGGCGCTCCATCAGACCCAAATACTAAGTCTCCTACTTGAAGGTCTTTCATTGTAGTCCACCCTTTAGGAGTAGGTATGGGTTCATCTACCTGCACTGCGTGCCTCGGCCCTAAGTTAATAATAACCCTTTTCTTCTCACCACGAGCAACTGCTTCA